TTAACACATAGTTGGGATCATGCAGAAACTGTTGCTAGAAGAGAGGGAGTTGATAAATGGGACATTCACAGAAATAGAATATGGAGTCTGGAGTGTACTGAAGAAGCCAACATCATTAGAAGAATGCAAGCTATTGAAATGGCTAAATCATTCATAATAGAAAATGGACCGGGCTATGTCTACTTTTTTGAATATGGTGACGAAGGCGGCGGAGTCTATGCTGACCTTGAGCATGAAAATGATTGGGGTGGGTTACCAGGAATCAGAATCAGCCACCATTGAAGAAGGTTACCGAACTCGAAATATCAGGATGACAAACGTTCTTCATCCAGGAGAAGACAGTATGAACATGAATTTAGATGACCCAAATGATTACCGTGAATTAAATACGAGAATCAAAAATTATATTATGGCAGAATTTGTAGCTGTTCCTCCGGATTTTGATCTCAAAAGTCATCTTAGCATGAGAGAACAGGTTGGAATATTTGATATAAAAGATGTTGATTTAAAACAGGTTGAATTAATATCAAGTAGTGTCACATGTTCTCCTGTATTCTGTTCTCTCAATAACGCAATCCTTCATCCAAGATCATGTTTCTTCTTTCTTCAGTTACTGGATGAATTAAATCTCATTCTCAAAAAAATAGATAATCCAGTTAGAAGGGGGAGACAAGAATATAAAAGTTTTGCTGAAAAATGGGAACAAGATCGCCATAATTATGTACATGGTCAAGAAGTATTTAGAATAAGCCTTATAATTATCAATGTAGTTCAATTTATGAATCAAGAGATCATTGATGAAGCATGGAAGGCAATGGAGAGTTTACAACAATATCAAAAAGAAGTGGATTCATTGAATTTTAAATTTGACTGAAAGGATTTCAAATGAAAAGACCGATTTTTGCAGTCATCGCTATCTGGTTATGTTTGGTTCCCTTCGCTTTAGCAGGACCAACCGCAGTTCAGATCGACAGGTTCATGGCCATCGACCGTCTTGGGCCAAACAACTATGACCTTGAAACTCTGAGAATTGATGACCCTGAAAATCCATTTGTTAGCATTTATGTAACACATATTATCGGAACAGGATTTCAATTCTCCGACCCAAGCAACACTTCAATTGCTTGTCGTCTTACGGGTGATATACCAGTGGACAAAGATGGCAATCAAATCATCAACAAATCAACCAATCATGATATTGCCCATTTCAGCAAATCAATTGGGACAAAGGAGATGAAAATCTCCAGAACTTACGACAAAGTGAAAAATGTTCTCATCTATAATGTCTACACCACGAAATTATTTGATGGGTCCATGAAGCATTCACTTTCGGTTGTACCGCTCGGAAAACCCCTTTCTCCCTAATAATGCCGACGAAAAATTAGCCACCCAAGATAACTCAAGGGTGGCTAATTTTTTTGCTTAGATTAAACGATGAAGAAGTTCAGTTCAATCTGTTCAACAGTTCTGGTTGGTTCTAGAGTTACGTCTACGTGGAATCTCTTAGTACGTCTCTCGTAGTCTGTTGCACCAACTGAAACTGAGTAGTTTGTAAGACCACGTTTCTTTTTGATCTCTTCAAGGAATTCAACCAATCTACTTGAAACCTGTGCCCAAGTAATTGGATCATTCTGTTCAAAGATGAAGAAACGACAGAAGTCTTCAAATGCTCTCTTGATGTATAGAACAAGTCTTACAATGTTCAAATCTTGAAGAGCACTTGCTCTGGCTTGAGATGTCAACTGACCCCAAACAACATAACCAGGATTGAATTTCACAATCGGGTTTAGTTGTTTAAAGTATAGCTGATCTCTCTCGCCAAGACGAGGATTGTAACGAAGTTCCTTAATTGTATCAATTGCTGCTCTATTGAAACCAGCAGCTGCAAACCAAAGTTCAGCTACAGTATCGTTTCTTGGTAGAATGTAGGACATGTGGTAGATTGGTGAGAACCAAACATCTTGTCCTGTAAATGAATCGAAAACTTTATTATATGATTCGTACAATGCAACAAAGTAATTGTTAAATGTGTTAGTATTATTTCTTGTTGCAAGAGCAAGATTAACTGTTGCATTGTCACCGTTATCCATGATACCAACACAGTCACGTCTGGTTTGACATAATGTGCTGATAGCTGTCTTAACATCTGATGGATAACCACAATCGAAAACCATTGAGAAGTAAACATTTTCATTATCAAGAACTGTATCGTCAATGATACCACTGTACGCTTGATTTAGAAGTGTTGTTGCTTCAGTTTGATCTAGAGTTCCATCAGCCTGTAGAAGATCGCCATCACTTCCTTTTCTTAGTGGTACAGGATCAGATGATGCAAAGGCTGATGCAAGGTTAGCATAACCTTTCTTGATACGATATTCCATATCAGTAGTTGGATCAAAATCTGCTGTATTTCCATTCCATGCTTGAGTTGATAATGATTTCTCTGCAAACACAGTGATAGTATCATCATCAAAACCTGCTGCTGGTCCACACCAGCCCCAAATTTCATTTCCTCTAGCATCTTTTACAACAATAATATAATCTCCACTGCCAGCACCTTCCCATTCAGAGAAGTCCTGCTTGATATCTGTAAGATCAGCAGCACCAGGTGTAATTGTTGCAGTAATATTTGTATCAATGTCTTTGTCATATACTCTGACAACTTCATCATAACCAGCAGAAAATCTATCTGTATCTTCATCAATATATGCTTCTGCTCTCAATACTGATGAATATGTATTCAAGACATCAACAATCCAGATTGATTCTCCAGCGCTATCTTGTGCTGTTTTTAAGAATGACACATCAAATGATTCTATAATCGCATCATCCCCATCTGATTGTCTTTCATAGATGTCAAGAATATACTGATCCCAGAGGGTTGGATTAGCAACCTCCGTTAATCTTATACCAAGTCTGTTATACCATTGTCCTCTTCCGATTGGATATAAGAAACACACTGGAAATGCAGTGCCATCTTGTTGTAAATTTGATTGCAATTCATCTGTATCGTTCATACCTTCAACAAATGTAATTTGCATACCTGCGGTTGAGTCGCCAGCCTGTACTGTTGCATCAATTCTCATATTTGCATAAGTAGCATTATCAGGTAATACTCTCATGAAATATAGAGAACCAGATTCTCCTAAATAGTTGTAAGCACAGTATGGGCCTTGGCCATAATACTTTCCATAAGTCGCAATATTTGGTTCACCAAATTCGGAAATCAAATCAGCTCTTGATCCGATAAATTTGAGAGTGTTGTCTTCTCCTTTTTCAGTCAGAGCTGCAATAAATCCGATTGTTGATGGAACCGCTTGGACGAATTGAGATAAATCTATTATTTTTGAAAAAACTCCAGGCGAGACATTTGCTGCCATTAGCGTATCCTCCTACTTAAAATATTTTGTCGATTATCTATGCTTAAATTTCTTTCAACCTGTAATACTAATCTCCTTGAAAATTTTTCATTTTTTAATATTTCTCTATTTATTGTTTTTAGATACGCTTTCCAAAAATCTCTATTACCATTTGTTGTTGCATGGCAAGGTATACATAGATAGATCAAATTTCTTCTTCTATTGTCTTTTTTTACATAATTTATATGATGTAAATTCTTCCTTTTTTCTAATTTACAAAAACATATTGGACAAAAATCATATTGTTCTTTTAGAATCTTTTTTCTTAAGTTAAGATCATAAAATCTAAAATTATACTGATCAGCATCCTGAAATGAACAAGAAGGTTCTTTCTTCTTAACATCCCTTAAATATTTCGCTTTTTCTAATCCAAAAATCTCCTCATATGTTTTCCCTTTTCTTTTTAAACTAAGTAAAAATCTAGTTTCTGATGTATGGTGTTTTCCAAAAAATGAGTTTTTATCACCACAAAAATTATTATGAAATATATCTGAAAGCTTTTTCTTTAACAAATTCGCTTTTTCAACTCCATGAATTTCTTCGTATTTTTTTCCTCTATTTGGATTACCATTATTTTTAGACATCCAATGATTTTTTCCTGATGTCTTAGAAACTCTTTTTTTAATGATACTATGATCTTTACTTTGACATTTTATCGAGCAATAATCATGATATCCCTGGTTTATGTTTATATAATTCGTGACCTTATTACAAATCAAACAAAAACCTTCATGTTTTAACTTCAAATAATTATCATAATATTCTTTACTTTTAAGATTATGCTGATAAAAAACATGCTTTTGTAAACTTCTAAAATTCTTAACAGTTTGATTACAGATTAAACATTTCATTATACATACAAGAACCATGAAAAAATTAATCGTCTATCTTCCGTTTTTACAATGGATGGGAAGGTCACCCTTGAGAAAATAACAAATGGTCCTCCAAAGCCACCAACTGTACTTGTAGAAGCATATAAACCAGCTTCGCTTATTTGAGTGCCATTTGCGTAACTAGCGGCAACGGTTGTGGTAACTTTTAGAACTAACCATTTATCATCATTTAAAGCGTCCTGTTCAAACTCAATTGAATCAAAGGGGATTTTGTAAAAACCAGCTACAGGGGAGCTTCTATAATCTGCTGCAACCGAAGTAGCATCAGTAATCATAATTGGATTGTTCAGTTCAGTATCTAAAAGAGTTGGTGGGGCTGGGTTTAAAGGATTTCCTGGAATAACACCGCCATCGCCCAAACCGAACCAACTTAAAAATTGATCCTTGGTTGAGGAAACATTTGGATTGTCAATATTTACAAATCTTTGAGCTAACCATTCACGTCCAATATAAAGAACTAAATTTGATTTCCCCACTAATTTTTTGTTGCCAGATTCATCCACCTCATAAATCTCAACGAACCCTTCTGGCTTCCCATCGTTGGCTCTTCTACCAGAACCAAACTGATCGTTTAAACAATTGTCACCATAAACATCCTTAGCAACAACTTCTATTGTCTCAATTTTCTTTTCCATAAGTGATTTCCTTTTTATGACGGTGAACATACTTTATATTTTGTTCTTAGAATGTGGAAGGTTTGGATCTGAAATCGACGTAAAAAAGAGGGCGTTAGCAAACATGAGCTACCGAATGTCAATGCTATACTAACGCCCTCGCATAAAACCCCACACGATTTTATTTCATTATTCTAGATATGTCCCACAATTAGGACAATATTTAAAAGATGATTTAGATTTTGTTCCACAAGTTTTACATTCTAGTTTTGTTTGAACAGTTACAGGAGCAGTTACTTGAGCTTGGTTTTCTGTAATTCCCTTCAATTGAATTGTAATGACTTTAGATTGTTCAAGTGCCCCAATAGAAGCATAGCGAAATTCCTGGTTACATTCTGACCCTTTAACTGTAATTCCTTCATCAGATAATGGCTGTGATTCAACACCAAGAGATTCAACTTGAACCATATTTGAACTTTGAGTGTTTCCAGCACATCCAACAATATCAGATGCATTATTTGAAAATACAGATCTTACATTATCTGCTGAACCATATTTTGCAGATGAATTACCATTAAACCAATCGTTATAATTCCAGTGGTGATATATATGTTCATTTCTATGATGATGGTGATGGTGATGATGTTCTGTAAGAATTGTTTTGATTGTTTCAACTTCTTTTTCAAAAGCAAATTCAACACGAACTAATCCATCATCAACTCTATCACCTCTATGGTCTTGAATCTGTTTTGTCTTGTGAATAAACTTAAATCTGTTTCTTGCAACATTCCCACTAAGAAATCCTTGAAGTTCTGTTGTTTCATTTGAACCTAAAATCAACGAACTGTAATCAAGAGCGTCTTGGCCATCAACGTGAACTTTGACAGAAGCTCGTCTTGAATTTAGATTTTTTAGAAGGATTGAATACTCACTTCCGAAAGGTAGGTGAACAGCACCATCTCTAACTCTCAGGATTTTACCGTTACATTTTACTTCTACTACGAAATTGTCTTTGTATGTCATGATAGTTTCTCCTTTACAGGTCATCGACTAAGACCTCAATTTTTTTTAGTTTAAAGTCGATTGGTACTATCGTGTGGCGTTTCATTTAATTTGTTCTTATTTAATAACCATATCTCCTATGTAATATTGCCAGATACCAACTTTCATTCCATTCTCTATCTGCATTAGCTCTTCCATTACAACTTAAACAAAGAGTTATTAAATTCTTATGAGAACAGTCCTTTTTATTATAATTGATATGATGTAATGTTAGACGACATGAAATATTTTGACAATCAGGATTTAAACATTTATATCCATCTCGTTTCTTTATTGATTCTTTATAGTCTTTGTCTTGCCACACATCACAATATGGTTCACATGAAAGACCGCCTTTCCATGCTGGATGAGTATCTCCTTGACAGTTTTTCATCATCCATTTACTATGTTTAGGTCGTTTCTTTCCCTTCCAAAAACAAGTTCGTCCTTTATTTCCTTCGCTTACTTTTTGATTTGTTTCTTTTGCTCTTTTCTTCCCATTCCAATAGTGACCTTTTATATACGAAGGTGTCCCACGATGTTTATGCCACGGTTTAATTTCTATTGGTTGCCCACAACCACATTTACACAATCTCATATTTATTTGTTCTCATTTTTTAAATGATATTCTATATATATTAATTAGTGATAGAAGAAAACTTTGGCGAAGGGAATCTATTTTTTTATTATAAAGTGGGGGAGGAGGGTATGAGCGATAAAGAAAAGATATTATGGAATTTCATGCTTTCATCATGTTTGGCAGGTTTGTATATCGGAGCTGCTATAGTAGTAGGTATAGTAACATTCATTAATTTCAATGTAAAAATGTTAGTACTTACAGCAATTTTAATTTTAGTTGGCTATACTCTTGGATTCAATGCTGATAAACAATTTCGAATACTACGAACTATATTAACTAAAGAGAGGTAATTATGCTATACTGTGATAGTTGTGCAAAGACAAGGGAATACAGGATTCATTCAAACGAGGATAAGGTGAAGGGATCTTGTGATATTTGTCACAAGTATGCAGGCCCTTGTAACTTTATCCCAGATGAAGATCTAGAATTCAACAACATTACTTCCGAACCTGTATCTATCGCAGGATTCACTGTTCAAGAGATCAAAGGTTTTCCGATTGGTCAAAGAACTGACATGATTGATCCTGGCATTCCACATAAGATCGTCGGGGACAAGAAGGTGATGTTCATGCGGAAAAACTCTGTTGTTCTGGCAGACATGAATTCTGGAAAGAGAGTGGAAGTCTTATTTTAGGAGAAGCATATGCTGGTGGAGGATACCGAGCAGGTTGCGTTTGGCCCTTGTCCCAGTAATGGCAACCCTTCTCCTAAGCCGGGGTAGCTTAACGGTAGAGCAGCTAGGGTCCGCTCTAGGTCGATGGGGTGTTCGAATCCCCCTCCCGGCAAAACCAATTTGCCAGCAGTTAGGCAACGTCATGAAGGCCGTTCGCAGCGGATAGTGAAACGCTCTGCAAACCTGTTGGTGCTGGGGGTATTGTGATGATCACACTTTACCCCTAGCATTTTTTTTCTAAATTGTAACGGGTGGTCCCCCGCCTGTGCCTGGTTTATAATTTCTTTCCATAATATTTACCATTGAACATAAAAGATCCTTCAATAATAATGATTGTATATAGATTAAAGAAACCTGTTGCTGGAAGATATTCTACAATACCAAAACCATTAATCCAAAAATTTGGAGCATTCTTGTGATAATCTGGTTTGATATTACATAAACATGGAAGCGAGGTAGCAGTATGATAACCCTTTCTATCAACAGGAGAAACCTTTGCATACATTTGAGGGTTATGAACATGTGAATAAACAACATTGCCTTCAAAAGCCTCAAGTGTTTTTGCTGCATGATACTTATTCCAATAGTATCCATGAATAACACTCAGTTTTCCAACCTTATGGATTTCATTGAATGGAACAATTTTATAACCACGATCTATAAGATTCAAATGTCTTTCAATGTCAACGAATCCAGCTAACTCTGGATGTTCTTGAGCATATAATGTTAATCTGTATTCATGATTGCCAATCATGAATGTTCTTTTTATTTCTGGAGATGTAATGTTTTCATGGTTCAATAATACAGATTCATTAAATCCATCAAAATCATCTAAAAGTCTTTGGCCTTCTTTTAAAAGAGGTTTTCTTTTATTCCAAAATGAAATACAATCTAAAGAAATTTGATCACCCATATAAACAAGTTCGTCTGGTTCATAATCAATGATAAACTCATCGACTGCATCCATAACTCTCTGTTCATAATGTGGGTAGTGAATATCAGGAAGGATTACTACTTTTTGAATTTGAAAGGGGTCTTGATTTTCTTGTGCTGTTTTTGCTTGACATCTTGCTACATAAGAACCTGCATATGCTCTAACTGTTCTTTCAGAACATCCGACAATTTTAGCAATTTCTTTGTTAGTTAATAGGGTTGTATCTGCTAGCTTCTGAATCTCATTCTTGTATGCTGACATATACTATCTCCATAAAATGAATTAGCTGCCTTTATTTTTTTGTTCTAAAAAAGTAAGGTTGTATGCTTAAAATCTATAAGTATATTAACTGTTTATTAGTTTTAAACGCAGGATATAGTTGGAATCTTAGGTGGGGTTAGATAATTATTCTATCACCATTTTCTTGTAATAGATAATCTCCATTTTCTTGAAGCAGATAAGATAGTTGGTAGATAACTTCAATTTGAACTAAATCAAAACCGTGTGTGCAATCAAATCGTCCTTGTGTATCTTCTACAGCTATATATAGTGGAACCCCTGTATTTACATAAACATATGCGGTTCCATCCCATTGACGTTCTTGAACATATGATGTTCCGTCCCATGCCAAAACACCATCAAAGTTTTCGAAGCCACCTGATTGATAATATTGAGAAAATGGTACAGCAGTAGAATCAATAATAAGAGAAGTAGAGTCAACTGGGGTTTCAATTATTTCTGAGGTTACAATAACTTCACTTATGGCTGTCATATCATTGCCATAAAATGAAGGACATCTCATAGAATCATAAATTGAATCTTGAATTTCAATAAACAATTCTTGAGGTAAATCAGTAACAGCACCAATATCATGCCATGAACCACAGTCGTATGTTTCACGGCTATAAAAGTAATTAGTTGCTGTTGCATCTAAACATACAGGAGTTGTAGAATCAATCCCTTGTTCTGTGCAACACGGAATACTATCTCCTGTAATAAAATCATGAACATCAATATTTGCATCAAAAGAGAAACTATCTTCAACAATAATAGAGTTGAACAATCTATTGGTAAATTGAATTGTTTCAAGAGGAACAATTCTAGCTCTGTATGGTTTGAAAAATTCAATTACATCCTTCAGATTTCCAAATAGAGATTCAAGACCAAATAAGATATAACTCATATTAATGAAGCCATAACTTATATTGTTTCTTACCCATTCACCAAGATCATTTAAAAGTGAACCAAGAACTGAAATATTATCAGTCGCAAGGTTATCAAGAGCTGTTTTTACTGATGGATGTAATATTGCAAGATAGTCTCCGCCATCTTCATGAGACTGTAGAAAATTGAGACTGATTACTCTACTAAACAAATCAAGATATTGAATCCAGTTAGCTTTCTGTTGAGCACGACTTGTTAATTTTTGTTCAGTTAAAGTTCTGAACTCATCAATAATATCAGCAGCAACTGTATTAGTTCCATCATAACATATAAAACGACTCGCAGGAGCACCTACTGTGAACTCCTTATTGAACGTATATATGGTTGAAAGATATAGAGTTAATACTGATACAGTCTCTCCAAGAATTGATATTACAGCGTTTTGTGGAAGTACTGCAATTGTTCCTTCATCAGGTTGCCCGGCATTATCCCAAGTAGTATATTGATTTTGAATCTGCCTTGTTAAAATACCAGTTGCAGCATCTGTAGCTTCTTCATCAAACAAGGGTTTAACTGCAAAGTATGGAGATTGTGAAGGAAAATTAATTTTATTTAAATTATATAGTTGTCTAATTTGACTTTCAGTTTGTAACCAATGGGGATCTCTGTCAGTAAGAAAATTGAATGCTAAATAAATAGGAGTAAGATCACCAGTCGTACCTGCTGCAACCCTACCTTTAAAAATTAGATCAGTCGAATCTTTTAAAACACGATCATCAAATTGAAGCTGTAGTTCATAAATATCAACATCTGTTATTCCATAATATTGAAGAACATCAACTAGACCTTGTGGAGTACCTTTCCTTTTATAAAGGTTTACAAGATCTAAAAAGAAATTTACCTTATTTAAAGGGGCTTCGTTTGTTACAGGATTTCTAAGTGATGATGAATAGTTATACCCAAAACTTCTAAACAACTCATCTAATTGATCATTTGGCATCTGATAGACATCAGATATATTTGATTGAAATGTAGTCAAAGTCCTATGAGAGGCATACCAATCTCTAAAGAATCTTCTTAATCTTTGCCAATCGGGAGTGTTATAGGAAATCTGGTCAATTACTAATTCAATAAATCTATTAGCTGAAGCTTGCTCATTCTTTGCAATAGCTTTCACAGCTTCGGTAAGATCACCAGTACCACTTTGAATCTCTTCAAGGATCTCCCAAAATTTATTAATATTATACGCCATCGTATCTCCCTTTAAGTACAGTTATAAAGCAAATCTGGTTTACGTTCTATCATAAAACAGAAATATTGATCAATTAGATAGGACTCATAGCACGTTTCTAAAAGTCCTCCAGATGAAACCAAAGAATTATTATTATACGGTTGAAACACATTATATCTTTTCAACATCAAATACAGATAGATCATTTTAGATAACTCTGTTGAAAGACTATTCAATGATGCATAAAGAATAAAAACTCCAGCAGTTGAATCTCCAACAAACTGAACCGCAGTTGAATCTATAATCGTTAGAGCAGTTGAATCGTAATTTCTATATGCAAGAAGAGCATCTAAAGTTGCAAAGTCATCAGCTTGTAAATTGAAAACATTAGAACCATTCGGATCAAGAACAAGATATTGTGATGAACCGGGATATATCTGTAAACGCATAAACACTTGCCTTGGAATACACAAAGGATTTGTTTGTTGGGTGTATCGATATTCATAATCTTTATGCGAATAGGAGTCATTAAAAAGCATATCGATAAATGAATTTTCACCAAGGTATAACGGCGGAATATCTACAGGAGGGGGAACTCGATATTTATTGACTTTCGAGTTTATAACGAAATGGTTGAACCAGTGTTGTAATTCTGGAACAAGTGAATATGATGTTAAAACTGTAGCCATTCATTACTCCCTCACGTCTGTTTGAATTAAATCAGCAGTACTCATCATATCTAACATATGAAGAAAGAAGGTTTCTGGGTTATAATCTTTAAAGGAAAATTTCTGGCGTTTTGGAACATCAGTACTCCATCTTCCAGAATGAAATCTTATCGCTTCTTCTAATACAAAAAATTGTTCCTCTGTCATTATCTTTTGAAATGTTTCTTTGTTTTCAGATACCATATCTGCTGCTTTTTTATCATGTTGGTAATCAGTATGTTTTCTAGTACCGTGCGGACCATATTTTAATGCATCATGGAGAACAACAGCAAATAACATTTTATCTGCATCAGGAGTTTTTGCTTTTATGTCAAACATCCTGAATAACTTGACAGTTGAATATGCTAAATGATAAATGTGTTCCCCTTGGTTTGGAACATCTCCATTTAGTTTTTTGTGATATTTTCCTGTTGATGAAGTTGGTTTGCTCCAAGCATCAGGTAAGATTTTATCAATACCTTTCCATAAAGCAAATCCTTTTTCTGTCATATTAGTTTCTAATAACTCAATAACCTTCTCTTTAAAATCCATGTACTTCCCTTTCTATTAAGGATCTGGTAAAACTTGAAAAGCGGGACTTAATTTTTTAAATGCTCTTTTTTGGTCAGGTGTTAAAGTTAAATAGTACTCAAATACTTCTTTTGTTACAACAGGTTGAGGTGTAGATGTTGGAGATTGCTGTGTTTGAGCAGGGCGTTGCATTTGTAGATTCTGAATAGTCTCCAATGTTCTCTGTTGAGTCCTTTGAAGATCCTCAAATTTTTTAGCATCTTCTTCTCTTTTACGTTCAGCTTCAGCTTTGTTTTGTTCAATTAATGTTTGTTGATTTTTCAACATTAATTGAAGTGTCTGGTTATCTACTTTGTGTTTAAGTTCTTCTGTCATCCCATTGTATATTATACCAATTGGACCCAAGACAAACATACCAATCATCGTTAGAACAACTGCAACAGTTGCAATTGGCTGTCTTACATAAAAAGGTTTTGGTTTTTCAGGTTCTTTTCTCCTAAATATCAACATCGCCAGCTCCCCCTGGTTTTGGTTTAATACCAGGTTTGCCTGAAGGACTTGATGAAGTTCTGCTATCTCTTGCATCTTTCTGTTGTAAATATTTAGACATTGTTCTGTCGCCAAACCACCACGTTACAGCAGAAACTGCCAAGAAAATCATTGTTGATGTCACCTGATTAAAAATACCAACTGCTTGTGTTGCTGTCATTGCATCTAAACCAGCTTGTTGCATTATCTGCCATGCAAGATATGTAATGTAGCTTGAAGATGCAACAAGATAAATAGTTAATGATGGTCTCATTGCAGCATTCAGCCAATCTACTAATGCAAATGCTGCAGCAATAAATGTTCCTATTAAATTATAAATCCACCCAGTCCATTTTTTAGTTCTTCCTGCTTCCATTAACATATCAATCCATTTTTCATGGAATAGTTTTTGATTGCCAACTTCCTGTGATGTATCGAAAGCAGCTGCATCTGCTAATTCAACTTCACCTTCAATTCTAGACTTTGTTACTTCAATCTGCATTTGAGCTTCTTGAACCATAGCCTGACTTTCCAGTTTGACCATGTTCTCTTTATGCTCATTTTCCATTTTGGCATTCTTATATTTAAACCAGGTTGTGAATGCATTACCAATCAACCCAGTTACTCCACCGAGTATAACATCCCATCCGATCATTCTTCTACCTCCCGTATTTAAAACGATTCTTGAATTCTTAACTTGAATGGTTGATAATCCATTTCTTCCATAAATGCTCGAACTGTTATTCTTGAATTTAAAACTGCAACCTATCCTCCAAGAAAACCACTTTCTTTACCCAAAAGAATACAACCCATAACATGGCTTTTATATCCTTTTGAAACATCTCCAGTATAATTTCCGGAATGAATAAGTATATATGTCCTATTTGGAACTTGTCTTACCCAATAAATTCGACCATATTTATTTGAAAGTCTCATTTCAACATCATATTCACCGGGAGGAATACAAGATATCTGCTTCTGATTATCACGCCAGGGTAATTCAAGAGTTCTACAATCGTAATTCCCAGAAACAAGAATCCCTTCTGTTCCTTGATCGCTTCTCCTTAATCGGAATATGTCTGCACGTCTCATTATTCATTTCTCTCTATTTACGCCTTAATTTATTTGGTAATTTTTTTGCACCATTATTTCTTATTTGTGTTTTACGTCTAAGTCTTCAGATTAATCTAATACATCCGCGCAATAGGTATCATCACCTCCGGTTATTTAGATTTGAGTAACTTTACTACTTGTCTTAGAACATCTACTGGTTTTGAAGAACCAGCTGCAACTTGTGCTTGTTCATACAGAAGTTTTTGAACAGTTGGATTTTTAGTTCCTGCTCTGGACATGTATTCATACACGCCTTCTTCTGTAATATTGGCAACTTCATCTTTTGTAATTCTTTTTGGTTTTTCTTCTTTTATAACTTTTTCTTTTTTACTTGTTGTAACAGGTTTTTCTTCTTTTACTACTTTTGTTGTTTTTCCCTTCTCAAACATTCCGCCTAGTTTTTCTGCAAGTTTGTTTACAAGTCTTTCAGTCATTTCTTCTTCATTTAATGATCCAGAAGAAACGCTTTCTTTGATTTGTTGATTTTCATCTTTTTCTTCTTCTTCAACTTGCTCAAGCATAACTCCTTGAGATTGGTCGCCAGTTCCGCCCTTAGAAACAAGTTTTGTTTTAAAGGCAGGTGCTGGTTTGAAGTCATCATCAACAATTTTCGCTTCAATCACCAACGGATTTGATAACATGAATGTATCTTGCCATGGTGTTAGATAATGACCATCAGCTACAATCTCAAGTTTAACTTTAACTTCTTCGCCTTCCTTTAACTTTCTTGCAGTAACTGATCTCAGTGGGGGAAGATCAACAGTAATTGATTCATTTCCTACGTGCGCGGGAAACCCATATTCGACGCCATCAATATCAATTCTTAGATGACTTTGAACCTGCTCTGTTTGAACTCCGCCAATCTGGATTTCGAAGTTTAATTGCTTCTCTTGATTGACATTTAACTTTAACATTTTTATTGATCCTCCATATGTTAATTACTACACTATAAATCATCTTTTAATCTTACTGTAATCTTTTCTATTAAATCATCCGTGTCATTTAAAGTTTTCATCTTAACATTGCGAACAAATACTACTGGTTTCACTTGCTCTTGAACATTAGTTCTGTATGGTGGAGCACCGCCTCCCCCATACCTGGTTCCACAACAGGATCTAAACTTACCCATTGTCGCAATGTCAATCATATGAAATCTCCTTTAAATTTTGTTCCAAAAAATTGGTTATGTTACATGTTAAAATAAATCATGTTATAAAGTACTGACTATACCTCCAGCTGAAGTAACTGTAAAACTATTAACTTTAAATGAAGGAGTGTCACTGCCATTTTTAAACAAATACAAAAGAGGTGTAAATGTAGATGCATCCCACCCAGATTTTACAAAACTAGCATCTTGCTGAAAACCAGAACCCAAATCAAAATAAGTGGTGAAGGTAGTTCCGCTTTTAACTATTCTGAATTTACTTGGAAAACTTACAGCTGGAGAAGTTGATTGATCTGAAACCACATTGTTAACTATTATTTGGGAAGTTACATTTGATTCTGAAATCTTCTTAAAAATTCTTATTCTATTTTGATCAGGAAAACCTATTCCAACTGATATATTATAATAGAATGTAGTTTGTCCTGTTGTTCCAGGATTTAATATTTCAAAATCTATTTCAGAATCCCAATCTCCGGTCATTCCATTATCCCAGTATCTTTGTGCATAAGATGTTGATCCCCCAGTTGTAAAAAGTCTAACACTATTACTTTGATACCAATCACTTCCGCCATTTAAATTATTTGTCCTTGACCAATCTCCTATTCCATCTGTAAAATCCTCAAAAAACAATGGATCAACTGACGATTTCTTTACAAAAAAAACTTACAGCCATAGTACCTCCATTATGTTACAACTTGTTGCCAATAACTAAATTGACCACATTCTGTTCCATCTGCTGTAATTAAATATGTCTCAATAACATTTGAACTTGTTCCAACAGATGCAGAATCAGAATAAATCCTTACTCTTGCAGAAACCATATTTCCATAATCGTCATAAGTAGGATTATCGATATACATATTGTGATGAACAAGACCAAGTGTTCTTCTAACAATTTCATAAATTTCCGTCATATCAGCAGTATCAACATATACATCATCAGTCTTGCCCCAAGGGAAATAAGTTGGGTGCGTAACAATCACATACCAAACACCATTTATATCTGGAGTAAAAGTATATTTGTAATTGCCCCCACCCAACTCCGTAAACCCATTTCCAACTGAAGATTCAACATCAACTCCAGACGGATTATATACATGGACAGTAAATGATGTAGTATCAATGCCAGCAATTAAATTTCCGTTTCCATCAGCTACTGTGAAATGTTCATCAACTGGATGATCTTTAACTCCATGTATCATTTAAGTTTCTCCTTTATTTATGGACCTGGACCTGGACCTGGACCTGGACCACCTTCTAATTCAAATTCTATATTATCACACTCTCCATCATTGAAATTTCTAACAACCGCGTAAAATGGCGCGCTTGCAGGAATGCTGACAATTTCAGATGGAGCAAACCCAGTCAAAATAACAGTATCAAAAACATCTCCATCTCCTTCAACAATATAAACCCACATAGTTTCGCCAAGTGCTGAAAAATTATTTGCAGCCGCATAAATAGTACCGCCATCCGGAAGCTCATTATATTGTACTACAGCTGCATATTCATCGCCTGCAATGTTCAATGCAATATTTTCTTCAAACCAATCAGTTGCTATATGTGCTGGATTGTCAATCGCATCTTGTAATGTTTCATAGCTTCCACATGCGGGGGGAACAACTGATTTCTTAACAGCAAACGTAACTGGCATATTTAAAAGTTCCTCCTTATTACATGTTAATTATATTTTATTATTATAACTTAGAATGGCTGTGGATAGAAAATTGTAAAGTCAGATCTTCTTCCATTAGAATCAAACTGATTAACTGTAACATAAAAATCATCTGTGGCTAAACCAGTTACATAAATTGCCGCAACACCGCCACTTGAAAGTTCGTTAACTGGGTTTGCCATATTTCCATCCCAAAGTGTAATTAAAAATTCATTATCAGATCCATTGTGACTAGTAACAGTTACATCATACCCACCAGAACTTTTTAGTGTATAATGAACAGCACTAATACGATTAGGAGCTACAGTGAATCCAACTGGAAAATACCTTGATTCTCCACCAAGGAAAGGTTGAGAATCATCAGTAAGGGTTAGAATTGGATCCGCCATAGCTGGTCCTGATGTAGAATAATCTTGGATTTCAGTTCCGAATCTAACATTAAATATATCACATTCACTTCCAACTTCTTCATTTTCAATAACAACATACAAAGGAGGATTTAACGATGAGTCTGAAGTCTCAACCCATAACTCAACTGTCCCACCAGTTGTTGATATAGTATCGTATAATCCATCGCCAGTATATGTTGTCACAGTAAAATTATTCGCGTCAGTAGAAGTTACAGTTACAGGATAAAAAGTAAATTCAGCAAATCCTGTAAGACCATCAACGAATGGATAGTATCTTAATGCTCCATAAGATCCTGGCATAATACTGATAGTTTCAACTACATTTGGTGCAGGATATTTAGGTGGAAAATCTTGAGCATCCCCTACATCTAACCACTCTTGACATACCGTTGGCCCCCAGCACAATAAGACACCCGTAACTGTGATTGTACCAGTACCAGGAGAATTTCCTATATATATACTACTGAGTTTAAATGAAGAGGCAAAAAATGAAGCACCAACAGTTAGAACATCTCCTGAACTATATCCTTCTTCTGAAATTAAGAAATCTTCAAATCCACCCGGTTCCTTTTGTTGCATCACTATATCTACTGTTGAAGGTCCCGTGAATAAGATTCTTGCGTATGCAGGTTGATACCCATCATTCCAACTAGATCCAGGTGGAGTGGTTCCCCAAGGAACTAGTTGAATATAATCGTCGCCTCCAGAATTAACTGAAACCCAATTAGGATCAGAATAAGTTCCGACAGTATTAGTTGAATCCCAATATAATTCATCTGTGTAATCAGTACAGTCTAAAGTTTCTGGGTCGATTGGTTCTGGAGCTGAAACTAAAAACTCAATTGACGTTACTGAAAATTCTCCTGAAATACCATTATCCCAATACAAAGCATATAATGGATCAGCAGGAGTAATATTAACATCAAATTCTTGACCAGAGACGTAATCGGTTGTACTTTGAGGTGGTCCATCATCAGGAATAACTCCAAAGTAACCAATGCTAGCAACTCCTGTAAATGTTATTCTAATTTTAGAAATGATCAAATCAGTTGCCCAAGGACCATCTACTTCTAAAGCAAGTTCCCCACCATCAGAGTCATAGCTTGGAGTAAGTGGAAAATAACTACCTACAGCAGCAACCCATGCTTCCCCAAATACTTGCACCCATTCTTCTGTTGGAGTTGTTTGTTGTGGAACTAAAAATGAAATAGGCATTATTTTAAATCTCCTGTAATTTTATTATCTTAAGAAGGTGGGTTGTTTTTCAATAACGTTAATATATCAAAACCCCTTCTATTACATTCACGATTATATCTAAATGATTTTTTTGCTCGTTCTTTTAATTCCTCAAAAAAACCATCTCCTTGCGGTACTTTTTCCGTATTTTGTCTTATAAGATCAGCTAGTTCCTGATCTGTTTTATCTTTTAAAGATTCAGACATATTTTTAATTCCTCCTATTTATCCTACACAAAGTTTACAATCTTCAGGTTTAATCTGAACATATTTTCTATGCATAACAACGATACCAGATATTGCCCAATCATGATCAGGTAATCTTGTTTCAAAAATACACTTTAATCTTAAGCCATGTGTAAGTTCATCTGTATCAGATGAATTAAAAACTTGAAAACCATCCCCTAAGATTTGAATTTTATTAAATGTTCTATTTAACACTAATTCAGTATGAAACATATTATATTGACCTTCGCCTGTTGGATTGGCTCTTAAGTTTTCAAATCTTCCTGTATCACTATTCCAATCAGCATCCCAAAATGCAGGACTTGGGGAAACTGATGGATCTGATGGGGAATCTCTTGTTACAAGACCACCCCCATATGCTAATACATCTTGAGCTAAATCAATTGTTCCTGTTCCAGGTTCTGCAGGAATAATAATAGGACCATATGTTGTAAATGAACTAGATGTTGAATCAATAACCGAAACAACATCGGGAACAATATCAACAGTTATAATATCAAGAAAACACCCTTTCCATGTCAATACAACTTCATGAATCCAGCTTTCATTCTCCAAACTATTAAAATCAACATAAATTGTGTGGCTTGTTTCATCACCAATATTATGAACATGTGATAGATTATTTCCTTTGCCAAATATTGTTGGATCACTTCTATTATCACCTTCACTTGTCCAATGAATTGCAAGTCCATCTTTTCTTGATGTTTGATGAACTCTTAATTTTCCTCCTTTATCACGAAATTCTTCTGAAAGCGAAACAGGTTGAGATTTTGATGGCAACGACTCTCCGCTATGATTAGAAATTATCGTAACAAGGGCAGCAGAACTATCGACTGGCAATTCATCTTTAAACCATATAAAACAATCATTTGGATCAGTATTGATATGTGATAATGCGATTGTTATCTCGGATTCTTGTATTTCATAAGTCAATTTATTTGTATTGACCTTTTTATTAGGAAAATCTCCCGTTATACTAAAAGTATATTTTGTTTCTGCCATTTTAACTTACCCTCCAAAATTCTAATCTAGCTCTTCTTATATATGTTGTATCTCCATTTTCACTTCTGTAATCCAAGTCAAAATCATATGTAGTAGAAGCACTTAAATCAACATATGCAAAACCACTAAAAGGATAATAACTATTTGTATCTTTTGGTTCTATAACTGGAGCAGCTAATGTTGTAGTATTATCTAACTGTACTTGCATGTACATGAAATCAGAAATTGAATCCGTTCTCATTTCACAGTGCCACCCAACTCTATATTTTCCAGTTGTTAAACCACTAACTTGTAATGTTACTTTTTGTTGAAATGTTGTGCTTGTTGTAGTGCTTTCTGCATCACTAGCAGACTGTGCAAATGATGAACCAAAAGTAGGAGTATCTGTTGTTATAGTTACTCTTGCAACACCACTTCCTTGATCTGTTGCTGTAACAGATGCCCCTCTAAAGTCTAATGTTGAATGAGGCGTATTTGCTATATCAACCCCTTCTTCTTGAACATCAATAGTTGAACCAGTGCCTGGAGGACCAGTATCTCCCTTTGGACCAACTGCTGGAGCATCATAAATAACTAATTCTGAGTCAGCAGCAAATAATACTGTATTGCTAGTGCCTTGTGTTTTCATAGCTTGAACTTTTAATTTATCTCCAACTGCTAAATCTAGAATCATAGGAGATGTAGCACTAGCACCATGATTTGCCTGCCTGTTATACATCTGGCCTGTACTACCAGGAACTAAAGCATAACCCGATCCTGTATCTAAAGCAAGACGACATGCAGATTGACTTCTACCACCACCCAATGATGATACTTTATAATGAACAATATATTTCCCCGCTGTAGCTATTGTAACTTCTGCTGATGGGGATGTATGTGTAAAAGCTGATGTTTTTTCTCTTGTATTATTAAGAGGCATATCAGTCCAGCCAGTACCAATTGCCGCAGTACCTGAATAATATAAATCACAATGATGTGGTGTTTTAGAAGTACCTGATGTTCCTGATGACCCGCTAGATCCAGATGTACCGGTATTACCACTACTCCCTGAACTACCAGAAGAACCCGAACTTCCACTTGAACCTGATGATCCCGAAGACCCACTTATTCCTGAGCTACCACTCGACCCTGATGATCCACTTGTTCCGTCTATTCCTGATGTTCCAGAAGAACCGCTTGAACCACTCGATCCTGATGATCCGGAAGTTCCAGACGCCCCACTTGATCCTGAGCTACCAGAGCTTCCTGAAGTTCCATCAGATCCATCTGAACCTGATGTACCACTTGAACCAGACGAACCAGAAGAACCTGACGTTCCATCATTGCCATCTACCCCCGAAGTACCTGATGAACCAGAAGTACCATCTATTCCAGATGTGCCGCTTGATCCGCTTGTACCATCATTTCCATCTATACCTGAAGTACCAGAAGATCCCGAACTGCCTGAAGTGCCATCTTCGCCAGATGTACCCGACGTTCCATCCTCACCACTTGTTCCACTCGAACCGGATGATCCAGATGTTCCTGAAGAACCTGAAGATCCACTTGTTCCATCATCACCATCTACCCCCGAAGTTCCACTTGAACCTGATGACCCGCTTGTACCATCAATACCTGAAGTACCAGAAGAACCCGAACTACCTGAAGTACCATCGTTTCCATCTATACCGGATGTACCACTTGATCCTGAAGTGCCATCATTACCAGATGTACCAGATGACCCACTTGTTCCATCATCACCATCTATTCCTGATGTTCCAGAAGACCCCGAAGTTCCGGAAGAACCACTTGACCCAGAAGTTCCTGTATTACCAGATGTTCCAGAAGATCCCGAAGAACCAGATGTTCCGGAAACTCCATCTGCGCCTGACGTACCAGAAGACCCAGACGTACCGGATGATCCTGAAGTTCCTGAATTACCCGAAGACCCACTTGTGCCAGAACTTCCTGATGACCCCGAAGAACCACTGGAGCCACTTGTGCCACTATTTCCCGAGCTACCTGATGTGCCCGATGTTCCATCTTCGCCGCTTGTTCCTGATGATCCGCTAGTTCCATCATCGCCATCTACTCCTGAAGTTCCCGATGTACCACTTGATCCAGATGATCCGGATGAACCGGACGTTCCATCATCTCCTGAAATACCTGATGTACCGCTAGATCCTGATGATCCGGACGTTCCATCATCTCCTGATATACCTGATGTACCACTTGAACCAGATGTTCCATCATTTCCATTTACCCCCGATGTACCGCTAGATCCTGATGATCCGGACGTTCCATCATTACCATCTATTCCTGAAGTTCCGGAAGACCCTGAGCTACCTGATGTGCCCGATGTTCCATCTTCACCACTTGATCCAGATGACCCGGAAGTCCCATCTATTCCTGATGTTCCGGAAGAACCACTACTACCACTTGATCCTGATGTACCACTAGTTCCTGAATCTCCTCCAGGATTGTTATACCAAACACCCGCTGTTGCATCATAAAGAAAAATATCATTTTCAAGTGGATTATTAACATTAAATATAGTTCTATCAGCACCATTTGTAATAGCGTATTGTTCATGATCATCTCTGGATAATCCAGATAATTCACCATGAGATACAGACTCCTCTGTCTTTGTAATAGAATTTCCAAATTCATCAACCACCGTAATCCATCCATTATCAATTGCAGCTTGAACATCTAACGATGCTCGAATATCCTCATCTCGAAATTGATCTTCTAAATCATAATCAACTAAAGGATGGGTATATGAAACACCACCCAAATCTCCGAAAACAATCGGAGATTGGATTCCGGTTGTAGTTATTCTAAATGCCATTTAGATTCTTCTCCT